TCTGACGGGCGTGATGGTTACGGTCGTGCAGGTGACTGGGTAGCGATGGTCGGTGATTGCCGCGCCACGGATTGTGTAGGCGTGTACACGGCCGGCGGAAACGTGTCCATGGCTGAGGGGCACTTGCGGGTTCAGTTGCGATGCGTGTAGTCGCGTTGCTGGATAGCATGTGGGGCGGCGTGCAGTATGAAGGACGAAAAGCGCCGCGCTGGTTCAGGATCAACCCTTATAACTTTTCTGGACGGCGACTGTATAAGCTGGTAGGGCCCGCAGTAGATCTACTAGTGACTAATTGCTGCCCTGTTATGCAGCAGTCAGCCCGTAACCACGGTAAGCCGGACGCGGCCTGGGTTGCCGAGAACCTAACACGGTTAGAACCGTTCGGTTTGTTGCTAGTGTGCGGCAACGTCGCGCGTCTTACGTACGAGGCCAGCGGTTATGCGGGCAAGGCGCCGGTGATGTACACGCTGCACCCGGCTGCGCGTACTTGGACAAAAGATGATTTGAAAAGTGCTGCAGAGGAGATTGCAAAATGTACAGCTTCGCGGTAGAAGACGTCAACCAGGCCCTTCAATTTGGCATTGAGCATTTGCTACATGAAGGCGTTACCGAGGACTCAAGGAATGGGCCGGTGTTGGTCGCACCAGGTCCGGTCTGCATCGAATATCTGAACCCCAGAGCGCGCGTTCTTTTCAGCGCGACGCGTGATGCAAATCCAGTGTTCCATCTGATGGAGAGCATCTGGATGCTTTCCGGTAGCAACGAGTGCGCGTTTCCGCGTTACTTCAACGGCACTTACAGCCAGTTCTCAGATGATGGCGGAAAGACGATGTGGGACGCCTACGGAGCACGCTGGAAAAATTTCTTTGGATACGACCAGCTTGAAGTCATTATCAAGGAACTGAAAGAGCACCCAGAGTCGCGGCGCTGCGTTCTGGCAATGTGGAATGCAATGCCGGAGTGCCCAACGGCGTGGGCAAAGCAGGTAGCTGACGGCGTGCTGCAAACCTACCCGCTGGACTCCAGTGACCTTTATATTGCTACGCACGGCGGCAACGCTGTACCTTGCAACGTTGTTGCTTTTGTAGCAATGAGGAAAGGAAAGCTGGACCTGACTGTGTGCAACCGTTCTAATGATTTAATTTGGGGAATGTGCGGCGCAAATTCCGTTCACTTTCCATTTTTGCAGGAATACATGGCAATGCGTATCGGCGTGCCCCTCGGCAGTTTTTATCAATTCACAAATAACATGCATTCGTATACGAGCAAGTTCAGCCGTGAAAAGCTCGAGCAGATCGCCTATGAGTGCAATACGCTAGGCAGAACGCCCGAACTGGGGCCTGCGCTGGAGCCGGGGTTTGATGAGGACCTGAAAATCTTTATGGAGTGGGCCAACGCAGCAATCGCGGCCGGCGCCGTGCCAGTTACCAGGCCCGCGCTCGGCACAGCCTTTATGCACAGCGTCGCACTACCGATGTTCATGGCCTGGGCTCATCGTAAGGAGCATGACTACGCAGCCAGCTCCAGCGCGATAAGTGAGATCCAGGCGCCGGACTGGCAAAGGGCGTGCCAAGAGTGGGCCGATCGGAGGGCAAAGTGATCCTCTCCGGTGCGGACGTAAAGCAATACATCCTACACGGTGGACTGAAGTTCACGCCCGCGCTGCAGGAAATTCAGTTCCAGCAGAATGGCGTGGATCTGGTGCTGGAGGGGGCCAACGTGCAGCGCCTCGGCGTCAGTGAGTTTACGCTAGGGCGCACGCGTGAGCAGGTTACACTGCCAAACGACCTTATGGCTTTTGTGCAACTACGCTCCTCCTGGGCGCGGCGCGGCTTTATGCTACCGCCTACGGTGGCCGATGCAGGCTTCAACGGGACCATTACGCTGGAAATTGTGAAGTTTGGGTCGGTGGTGGACTTACCGTTCGGTGAGCGCTTTGCCCATCTTATCTTCGCCAAGCTGACTTCACCATCTGAGCCGTACAGCGGGCGGTATCAAGGCCAACACGAAATTACAGGAGCGTACGAATGAACTTCCATCTTCCAACGAACGAAGAACTAGAGGCAAACTATCAAGCAGGTCGGTGGGCCAGGGCATTCTGCTGGCACCGTTATAAGCTGGGCAGCGGTATGTACGGCGACGCCACGGTGGATTGTATTAAGTGCAGTGAGACGCATTACACCAGCGCGTTTGAAGTTTTCATTTTGCGGTTGCTTGGAAAGGTGGTGAAGAAATGAAGAAGACAGGCGTAAAGACAAAGAAATCACAGTTAGTAACTGACAGTTTTGATGACTTTCCGAAATCACGCACCATTGAAGCTGACGACGAAGGTTTATCACGCACCATTGAAGCTGACGACGAAGGTTTCTACGGAACAAGTTTCAATGATGTCGGCTCTGGAATGGGGAATATCTAGATGAAAGAGCTTCTCCAGTTCATATCAGAGGGCGGCGCCGTAGCGCGCTATCACACCCGGCCTGGCATCAAGCCTGACACGGACGCTGCACACAGCCACGGCGTTGCAATGCTCTGCTCGCTGCTAGCTGGCGAGACCAGCCAGGGGCACACAAAGGCCTCAGCCAGTCTGCTTATGGCGGCGCTGACGCACGACCTGGCTGAGCAGTTTGTAGGGGACGTAAGCGCCCCGGCAAAGCGCCGTCTAGGTCTCGCGCAGCAGCTGCACAGCATTGAGGGGGATCAACTTCATATCTACGGCTTGGATTATGAACAGCACCTAACTCAGGAAGAACTGAGGGTGCTCAGCCTAGCGGACTGCATGGACGGGCTGTTGTACTGCTGCCGAGAGCTTGCGCTCGGTAACCGCAACATGATGTTGGTCTGGCATAAGTACTGCACCTACGTAGAAGCTGCGCTGCCCGAGCTGGACGGACGCGCCCGTGAGATGTATAACGCAATAAAGGAGATGAAAAAGGAGGCCGTGAGTGAAGAAGGACCGAGTTTCGACGTCTACGCGTAGCGCCGTTGTAAAGCAGTACGGCGGAACGCACTACGAAAAGTCTACGGGCGTATGCCCGTACTGTGGATCTTCCGATCTTCAGCACTGGGACCTTTACGCTGAAGCGCCTTACCTGGAAGGCACGGCCACAAAGTATATTACGCGCTGGCGGCGTAAAGGCGGTGTGGCCGATTTGCGTAAAGCGATCACTGTAATTGAGAAGATCATGGCAATCGAAGCCTTGAAGCAGCGCACGGCGAAAAAGGTCGCCCGCAGAAAGGCGTCGAAGTGAACACCGATGAGCGCCTTCTGTTCGAAGCTCGCCAGCGCGCCGAGGCGTACGCGCGACAGCGCCCTGATGACGACGTACCGCGCGGCTGGGTGCTGGAGGAGGCTTCCGTCGCTGGTACGTATCACTTTCGACGCGTGGGCGTCGCCAACTACGGACCGCCCTATTCAACGCGGCAAGACGCTCTGGCTGAGATTTTGCGCTTAAACGCAGAAAAGCCCGCCACCCCGTAAAGGGGTGGCGGGCTGTGCTAGCTAAAAGATCGACGGCATCCAGTGCTTTGCGACGTCGCCCGTAGCCTCGAAGCCGCTCATAAAGCCGCGCTTCTTGGTCGGAAATAATTTTTGATGGAACCAGAACCGTCCATCGGTGGTAATGCCTGCAACGTCGCCAGTGATGGTCGCGGCGTTGTGAATACTTGCTTTGAGGTCTGGATCAGAGACCAGCAGATTGAGATTCAGCACCGCAGTATCCATATGCGTGTAGGCCGTGCTCTCCTGGGTGAATAGGTCGGCTTCATGTTTGTTGAACTCACGCAGTGCGCCTTCCACCTGGCCGCTGGTGCCGCGCAGCGTGGCTAGGGTGCGGTTGAAGTCGGCCAGCGTGCCGCATGGGTGTATCGCCGCATCTGCAACGCCCGGCACGGGGCAGAGGTCATTCAGCCGATGCGAAGTCAGGTCGATTGTGTCCTTGAAGCTCGCCACGACCGGCACAGCCGCCTGTAGGACGCCCGTGGCCGCATCGGTGGCAGTCTGCACATGGGTGAGGACTCCCGGCACGCTGTCTAGGATTGTGTCAACTTTTGGTGTAAGCGTACGAACGCTTTGGTGCACTTCGGCCACCGTTCCATGCAATTCTACAATGGTACCATGAATTGGCCAGAGCGCCCAAATAAGTAAGGCCCCCACGACCGGCACAGTGCCGATCGCGAGGGCTTCAATGATTGAGTGTGAAGAAAGCGGCTTCATGCAGCAGTGGGCGGCGCAATGGCCGCTGTCACCGATGACACAGCCTGGACCATGGTATCGGTAACCCCTTCGGTCTGTGCCAGAGTACCGCTGGCCTTCAAATCGGCGACAGTGCCCGTGATCGCGGCGGCAACGGCCTGCGTGACCGCAGTGGCGACGTGCTGGTCTTCCTGTGACAGGCCGGCGTCGGCGACGCTCTCTGCGCCGGTTAGCACAGTCAAGACAATGCTTTGCTTGGTGGCGCCGGGTTGGCTGGCAGACGCCAGTCCAGTCTCAACGGCCTGGACAGCGGGCTTGATGAACGGCAAAATCTTGTGCAAAAGGGCGAGGAACCTCTGTTCAAATGTCATTGGTGTTTTTCTCCTTGGTTTGATTTGAGTTACTTTGCCCAGCCGAACAGAATACCGAAGACGGGCTGGTAACCTGTTCCGTTAGACACTGAAGATTTTAACATACGCACCGACGGCATGATGTAGTAGCTGCCTTTCAAGTGGATCGCTACCAGTGCCCCGGCATTCCACTGCCAGCCAGTGTTCGTGCCAGTCCAACTGATTCCGGCCGCTGTCGGAACATACACCGGGACGTTGCCGATGGTGAATAGTTGTTGGGCGACCCCGACGCCGATGTTAGATGTCACGGTGAAAGGCCGTACCGTGTTTGGCACCGCATCCACAGCGGTAAAGGCATAAGTATCGTTGCCGTTCAACAAATGGGCATAAAGGGCCGTCCCGGCAACGGAGGGTGCTGCGTTTACATTGTAAGATCCGCCCGCCGCGTAGATGTTATTTACCTGTGCGGAAGCTGCAACGGCACCGAGCAGCGCCAATAGAACTACAAGCGCAGTCTTTTTCATCTAGTTATTCTCCTTGTCAACTGGTAGCAGCTTATTGAACTTCGTTAGAAGGTAGCTTACCACCTTGTCAGACACAACTCCGTAGAGGCCGGCGGTCGAAAGCGTGAGCGGGAAGTAGCGGGCCACATTCAGCCCCCACGCCGTTAGGATGTAGGGAGCGCGCCACCAAATCCAGAACAGCATCGAAGAAATGAAGAAAGTGTAGACTAAAGATAGTGCGTGTGCTTCTATGTAGGCCCATGCATTATGCCAAGGGGTGTACTTCGAGGATGAGAACGTGTCGGCGCGCATCAGGGCAGAAAGAATCTGGCCTATCAAGAACATCATCCACATCACGAAATAGCCTTTATTCATCACGCCTCCTAAAACTGTTGCTGCGTCCATGCGTTCCGTGCATCCCCTATCCCGTTGCGGCGGCACTGTAATGCAGCCGTCGCCCAGTCTTGCCGGTCCACCGCCGCGTCAAAGTGTGGGTAGGTGTTTCGCAGCTTTGCGTCGCCCAGGTTGTAATCCATGTCCGCCAGGGCCATCTTCACCGCGTCGGGGAAGCCCTCGAAGCCGGGATAGTCACGCTGCAACGCCTCATCGGTCTGGTCGAGGAGTGTCAACAGGTGCGCGTCGATGTCCGTCTGTTTCAATACCAAGGTATGCGCGTTGTAGAAGTCTGGGGTACGCCCCGGAGCCATCGCCTTGACCCGATTCCACTCCGTAGCTACCTCCTGCGCCGTGGCTATCGTCACAAGTGGCGTAGCACACAGATACCACGGGAAAGCTTGGGCGGTCAGAATGGTTGGCAACTCAAACCCCACCCCGCAGGTCACGTTGCCTCGCGTATCAAGGTAAAACCAGGCACAGCAGCCTTCCCACTTCTTGCACCACGGAAGATAGGCGAGTTCGTAGGCTGTCACTTCTTCACTCCCGATGATGTGCTCTTGCTGTCCGTTGTCGAATTGCCGGTGTCGCCATAATGGTCAGTATAGGTGGTAGTGCTGTGGCCGGAAGTGGTCATGGGTTGCTGTTGTCTGGTAGAGGTGTAGTCGAGTACGCGAGTCACCGCAATCGGAAGCAGAACAAGCAGGATGAGCCACAGCATTTTACGGTTGCCACCGGCCCGCTTCTCTTCGCGTTCGCGCCATTCCATAAGTGAGGCATGTTCCATCTTCATCCCTGCCTTCCCATT